GAATTCTATAGATGAATCAATACTGACTTTTTCAACTAAATCCATAAAAAAATTAGGTTGTTTTTCCTGATCAAATCTTGCAGCAAAACATACTCTTAACTTTCTATTTTTAAAATCTTTTCTATTTGATACTCTTGATTGAACTTCGTCTTTACCAAAAGCAAGTCCCGATATATTATAAATAGGAACATTCCAACCTGCAATTTTCATATGAGCAACCATTTCCTCACTTGAAGCTAAGACACCTGTAACAAAATGATTTACCATTTGTTCATATTTACTCATCCATTCCTGCATATCCCAAACATGTAGAAAATCATCAGGATCTATAGTTTGTGCCAAACATCTTACCCAAATATTGGGTCTATGTTTTACATCTGTTTGATCCATAATATAGGGAAGTACTTCTATACCTGGTGTGAACATATCTTCAAAGAAAATATTATCCTCCCAAGTTACTTCACCTGCTTTCATTTTTGCTACAAGTTTTGCCATCTGAGTCAAAGAATAATAGCTACGACCATGAGCATCTAATACTTGACCTGTAACTATAGATTTAGATGAATCGAGTAATTCACCATGAATTACCTCATAATTAATTTTACGTCTTTTAAATACTTCCTCGTTCCAATGCTGTAACTGTAAGGTATATCTTCCTTCATAGGGTTCCAATCCGCAATACCATAATTTATTCATATTTTATCCAGGATAAAAAGTTACTATGCCGTCTGATTCACCATCTTCCGACACCACCACTTCATAAAATCTTTCACCATATTTGGGCTTTAAATGATTTTCTAAAATATCTAAAGCAATCATTTCACAAGATTTATGATTCATGTTTCCGCCCTTAATAAATTCCTGTAACGACCATTTTACAAGAAAAAATTCTAGTTCTCTATTATAATGATCTACAGATATTTTTACCTCGACTTTAAAAATATGTCGATGTTCATTTTCTAAAAATTTTATACGACTATCAATTGTACTAGCATTACGATAATAATGATATCCTTCAAATTCAGTTCTTACTTTAATAAAAGATTCTGTTCTTGGTCTAACGTCCTGTTTAATAATCATAAAAATAATTCCTCAAGAGATGAAGGGGGTTTATCTGAAACTGATTCTGATTCCATGTAACATCCTACATGTTTTTCCCAATATTTAAAATCATCTATAGTTTTTACTTCCATCAAAGTGGCATATTCATTTTCACAATTTTTTTCTTGTGCAAATTTTAAAAATTTCTCTTTGGATGAAGTTAGTTCTATTACATCTCGAGTAAAATTATGAACATTGGTAAGAATAAATGCCAATCTTGCTTTCATTATATCTATAAAGTTACCACCTGATTCTAGATATGATGTAACTTGATGATTCATTAACTTATGATATTCTTCAGGTTCATAATTTAAATTACATACCGCATTAATTTCCTCTGTAACTGTTCTATAAATGTTAGAATACTCTCTGCCCATTTTATAAGAAGTACCTCCATATATTGATCCAGGAGTTTTCTTGTAGAAAGAGAAATAAAATAAACCATTATCTATTGACATAGAATGTGTAGTTGAATCATAAGAAATATCTATATTTTCATAAATACCATTTTGTTTTAATAAAATAAATGGTAACATACGTCTTAAAGCACCTACTCCTAAAATATGTAAATGAAAAGGTTTTTCAAAAGGCATTTTAGTAACATAGAATGCTCTTTTTACATCTTCTAGTTGTCCCATACCCAGTGCAGCTGATCCCATAGCTACACCTCCTATTTCATTAATATATTCCTTCGTTATTTCTTCCTTAAGTAATTCTGCCCATTTTATATAGGTATCTAAACATGCTCCTTGAATAATTGCAAAGGGTTTACAAGAAGAATTTAATTCTTTAAATTTAATTATCTGTGCTTTAATATTTTTACCAGTATTTTTAGCATATTGTTCAAAATTTTCTTTATCAAAATATCTTTTTTTAGTATCTATTTTTGAAGATTTATTAGAATAAGTAGTTTTAACTGGTATTTCATCAAATGCCATACCAATATCTGCATAAGTTGCTTGATTAATATATACTTTTTCTCTTAATTTTTCTGTATTTTCCAAACCTCTAGTAATTATTTGAAGTCCCCCAGAATCAGCATGAATTTTATCTATACCCTTGCGATATTTTTGTAATCTAGGACCAAAATTTTTTTCTGTAAATCCATTAAACAATAGTGAAAAAGAATGATTGTTAACATTATTAACTATATTATTAAACATATTAACAATCATGTCTGTTACTTCATCATTATTACACTGTTCTGCACCTAAACGTAGGTATGCAGTACCAGATAGAACATATTCATAACTATTGTTCATGCAAATAAGTCTTCTAGTGAACTAGTTTTAGTTTTTTCCTGAGGAACAAAAAATTTATCTTTTGATAAATATGTACTACTATTAGTATATAATATATTATACTTATGCTTATTTGTCAATACACTTTTTATATCTTCTATACCTATGTGTTTTCTATTTAAAGATTTTAAATAATTAGCATACTCTATATTATTAAATTCGTTAATTTTTGCCAAATCAGATTTAGAAATTGATGTTGGTTTAAAATTATTTAAAAAATTGTTCCAATAATTTTCAGTGGATTCATCAAGCATTTTTACATAATCTAGTGCTTTACTACTATACCAATCTTTAGTATCTGTATCATATAACTTTATAATTTCCCTAGGTGCGTTTTCCAAAGAAACTCTAGTATAAAATTTACTATCAAAATTAGTTACCCATTCTGATTTATCCAAAACTACGCAAGGCATATGACCAATGCATTCAAAAAAGGTGTAGGGATAATTTTCTCTTAATGAGGGATTAAAATATACTCTAGCAGATTTTATAAAATTCACTTTTTCATTACCTATTATACCTGCTTTTATTTCATAATTAGAAATATTAAGTTCTGCTAATCTAGATTCAAATTTTCTTTTACCATTAGTATTGGTAATTATTTTTGCTGGTAAATTTGTTTTTTTAATTACTTCCAAATATGCTTCTGGATTTTTTCTATCCTCCCATCTACCTATAAATAGAACACCGGATCTTTCACCATAGTTTGGTATAAGAAGATCCCTTTCAGACATAGGCATAGGAAGTAAGGTTGCATTATTACAATCATTGTTTTTTAATTCATCTAAATTTCTTTGTGATTGCGTTCCAACATATGCATAATTAACTGTCATTAATCTATTGAAAAATTCATTACAACTTTCTGTAAATACCCCCTTAAATTTTCTAGTATTTCTAAAAACCATAGATTCTTCATGCGTATAAAAGACAACAGGTATATTATGACCTATATCTAATGCAAATACTGCAGGCATTGCCTCCATGGAATTACAAACAATACAATCATATAAATTATTTTGGAATGCTTGAATAATAGATTTTCTAAAATTTATCATCTTTTCAAAATTAATGGAATCTGAAAAGACAAAAATGCTAGTATGTTCAGCATAAGATATAGAATCTTTAGAAAAAATTATATTTGCATTTAGATTTTCTAATACTTTACTAAAACCTCCAGTAGGTGCTTTATCGAGAATAATGTCCACTTTCCAATTCATTTTATTGGACATTTCTGTAAATCCCTTAGCAAATTGACCTATTCCTCCATGGGGCACTAGATGTTGATCACTAATAAGAAATGCAATTCTTTTATTGTATAATTTCATTTCATTTTATTAATAATATTAAAAAATTCTTGTTTAAGTGAAGGATCTTTTCTAAACTGTCCTCGCATTATAGAAGTAGTCATATCAGATTCGTGTTCTTTTACTCCCCTATGAGTCATACAATGATGTTCTGCTTGAACTAGCACTGCAACTCCATCTGCTTTTGTTTCTTTCTCAATAGCATCAGCAATTTGCATAGTCATTTCCTCTTGAATTTGAGGTCTAGAGGCGATCCAATCTGTTATTCTATTAAATTTACTTAATCCAATTACGTTTTTACCAGGAAAAACGCCTATATATGCTTTACCTACAATATTTTGAAAATGATGAGCACAAGTACTTCTAATTGTTATAGGACCTGTTACATATAGTTCGTCATATTCTGTTACATTAGGAAAGGCTGTTATTCTGGGTGGATTTTCATATCTACCTTTAAAAATTTCCTTAACAAACATCTTTGCAACTCGATGTGCTGTTTCATTAGTATTGTGATCATTATCAGTGTCAATAACTAGGGAATCTAAAACACCTTGAAATTTACGTGTAACTTCATCTACAAGTTGATATATTTCATTCTCATTTATTATGTGTTGAGAAATATTATCATTAGAAAAAAATCTATCATTATTTTTTAATATTCTATTTCTAATTATTTGACTAATAGGTTTACTATAATCTTCATCATCATGTATCATTTAACATCCTCGCTAACTTTTTTATTTCTTCATCATTTAAGAAAAATTCATAAGTACTTTCATTAATTAATCTATTATTAGAATCAAATTCTTTTCCAATAAAATATATTGCTTTCATGTCAGCAGGAAATAAAACATTTTTTATTTTCACACTTAATTTATAGTCTGATCTATCTATGATATTCATTAGGTTCCCCAGGCATTTTTAAAAAGTGGTATTTGTAATCTATCAGAATATCTAAAATTGTTTTTTAGTGCCAATATTGCTACTTTAGTTTTATTTTTGTTATAAAGATCCTCAGTACCTCCACAGGGCATTAAATATACTGGTCCTTTAAATCCTACACTACTGTAGTCTTTTACTACTTCCTTTATCTCATCTATATCCTCTTCTGTTGCAACAACGAATTTTAAATAAGTATAACCATGTTCCTGATATTGTAAGATAACTTCAGGTTTTATTGCATTTTCTTTAGTTTCACCACTATTTGTTAATTTAGGACTTACACTAAAAGTAATACTATCCCAACCTTTACGCCAATTTTTTTTAATATATTCAGAAAATTCAGGTATTAATTTTTGTGTACCATTAGTTTCAAAAGTTATATCATTTAATCCTATCATTCTAGGTTCACATAGTAAAGCATTATATGCTTTTTGCCAACCAAGTAATGGTTCTCCACCTGTAATTACCAGATGTTGTCCCTCCCATTTTTTATTTACTAATAGTTCTATAATTCTATCTACTACGGTGCTAATAGTAAGCAAAGGAGACATATGTTTAAATCTAGTATCCCATGACGGATAGGAATCACAACCTGTAGATACTAATGGTAAATCATTATAATTTTTATATTTTTTTATATTATTTGCTATAATGTTTCGTTCCTCACTTACTTTTCCTTTAGGCATACCAAAACCACCACAGGTAAAGTTACACCCAAAAGTTCTTAAGAATACTGAAGGAACACCCATAAATTTGGCTTCACCTTGTGGTGCCAAAAAAATTTCTGAAATTTTAATTTTGTTCATATTTGTCAATAATTAATATAAGATAATATTATTTAGTTATCTATTCGTCAGAATCTACTGAAAATATGGATTCTTCCTCAGCTAATTTATTTTTTTTCGGTAATTTTATTACACGTTTTTCTATGTCTATATTATCTATTTGTTTCTTTAAATAATCTAAAAATTGATTATTAAAATCTCCACTATCATGTTCTTGAGTAATCATACTATCTAAATCCATTGTTTCTATAATTTTATACTTAGTTGCTAACATCTTTTTTTCTCTTTGTATACGACGAAGAAAAGCAAAATAAATTATCTGAGTATAATAAGAAAAAGGATTAGATGATTTGGTAGGATCAAATTTAGCAGCAGCAGTAAGACAATTTTCTATACCATCACTAATCATATCATCTTTAAAAGGATAATTTATAAAATTTGATTTGTAAGAAAGATGTGTAGCAATTTTTATAAAACATTCACCTATATAATTCGGTACTTGAGGTAAAGTTGTATTATTCTTTTTTGCTATCTCTACCTTATCTTTATAATCAATAAGTGCATCTAGAAATAATTTATTATCCACATAGTGTGAGGACACTGGAATATTCTCAGTGTAATGTGACTTTTGGTTTATATCTAAATTCTTCTTCGGCATGATCATTCTCTGCTATAGAGTTAAGATTTTCTAAAAATTCTTTTACTTTACTTTCCATGGATTGTTCATTTTTATCAGATACTTCCATATTTTTTTCATTTTTTATAAATTCTGTATATAAATCTATTATTTTCTTATCAAGATCTACTACTGATACTATACTATTGGTAAAAATAGTATATACAGATTCCATAGCAAATCTTAACCAAGGTTGAAGCACATAACTTTCAACAATAGAATTTCCCCTACTATACCTTATGGATTTTACTATAACTGGATCTATAATTTTTATACTATTACTTGTTTTTATTATTTCAAAATCTTTATCAGTTGTACAAATGATATCTTCACCAGTTACAAGTTTTAATAATTTGTAATTGTTGGTTATATTCATTTGATGTCTACCGTAATGAGTTTATAATCGAATTGTTCGCTATTATAAATTTTAATTCTTTCAATCATATGAATTAAAGTATAATTTTTTCTTTTTCTCCAAGAGAAATCGTCAGATAAATCAAATAATTTACATTGTTTTTTAGTTTCACTAGTTCTTAGTCCCCGACCTATACTTTGTAAATTTCTAATACGAGATTTAGAAGGTGAAGCAAAAATAATATTATGTAAATTACGAATATTTACTCCTGTAGAAAATACACCTACTGAAGCCACTATTATAGCATTATTTTCATTCTCTGTCAATATTCTTACATTTTCTCGTTGTTCTGTATCAGTTCCCCCATATATAAAAAATATCTTTCTATCATTAGCAGCTTCATTAATTAAATCATAAAGTATTTTTCCATGTTTTTCTACATATTGAAAAAGTACCAAAGTATTACCTTTTTGAGTTATGGTTAAATTTTTAATATATAAATTTCTAGATTCATACTGTACTATAAAATCTATTTCCTCTTGATATGAGAAGTCTTTAACTAGTTTTCGTACGTTATTATCATAATTTAATATTATATTATATATCTTTAACTTGGCTAAAGTATTATCATCCATTAATTTCTTGGTAGTTATTACTTTAAATACAGTACCAAATATGCCCTCCAAAACTAGTTTATGTGTTTTACTTCCATCTAGTGTTCCTGTAGTACCTATACGATAGGGAGATAAAATACATTTATTTAATATACCAGTTAAACTTTTTGCTTTAAATAAATGCGCTTCATCACCATAAATAGTTTTAAACTCTATAAAAAATTGTTTAGGTAATTTATAAATAGATTGCCATGTACTAATAATGACGTTATATTCATTAGTTTTTTCATGGCCACCATAAATTCTATAACAATTTTCTGATACGTTCCAATTATTCTTTTCGGAATAATCCAAAAAGTCATGATACATTTGTTCTACCAAGGAAGTTGTAGGTACAATGATTAATTGTCTTCTACCAAATTCTCTATGCCATCTAATCAAACAGTATATAATAAGACTTTTACCAGAAGCAGTTGGACTTAATAATAAAATTCTACCATTTTTTATTGCATTATAAACTGCTTCTATTTGGTAATCTCTTATTTCTATCTTTTCTCCTCTGGAATGAAGATATAAATTATTACAAAAATTTTCTATTTGTTCATATGTAACAATATCATTAATTTTACTAAAGTTACTATCATCTATCTCATATCCACGTTCTTTTGCAAATACATCTATATAATCTTTTAGTCCTACATGTATTTCTTTTGTAAATAGAGAGAACAATCTAGTTTTACCATCCCAAACTTTTGCTTTATATAAAGGATGAAATTTAGCACCAGGAACATCAAATGAAAAATATTCATGTAATTCTTGCGCAATAGAAGGTACAGTATCAATTACAAGATGTGCTTCATTTTTTTTTAGAATTTTAATGGTATTATTCATCACATTAAGCCATTACTTAACTTAGCCCATTCTATACAAGATTTAATATCCCATGTCCGAGAATTAATTGAACGAATAATTTGTTCTAACTGATTTAAAACTGTTTTATAATATTCTATCTTATCTTGTAGAATAATTAAATCTTGGTCACCTTGTAAAAATTCATCTATTTCATTTTTTAGAGGTTTAGTTCCTTGCCATTGACTCCAACCTTCTTCTTCTAGTTCTTGCCTAGACATTTCTCCTCTATAATAACGATATTTTTTTCTTCTACAATTATAATATTCCGATTCACTTTTTCTTAAATTAAGACGAGTAGAAGATAACAAATTGATATATTTAGAATGTAATAAAGGAACTTTGGCTGATTCTTTTCCTAAATTTGTTTCATCAATTTTACAATCTTCTGACCACATTTGCTGTAGGTCAGTTAATTTCATTTTTGAAACTGTATAATTTGTGCTGGATTACCTGCAAAACAAAAGGAACCATAGTGATTTAAGCTAATACTAGGATCTAACCATATGTCCCCACCTATGTCTTGCCATCTACGGCAAAAAGTGTAATCCTCAGATAAATATCTTTTATCTACGGGATCAATCATGGTATCAAATAAAGCATAAAAATGATCTGATAAATCTTGATTTAGTTGTACATCATTATTATATTTTAGTTCTGGATATGCTTTAATAAGTTTTAAAATAGAATTACGTTTAATCAACATAAACCCAGTACCTGCATCATG